GCCTGCCGTGCCGCTCCCGATCTGATCAATATCAATTGAGATGATTGAATCATCAGCCAATGCTGAATCACTGATCACCGCAGGAACGGCAGCAGTGGCAGATGTGGTTTCGCTGGCATCGATTGAAAGCTTGGTGCTCAGTACACTCGTGCCGGATTCGTTGATGTCAACAACTAACGTACTGCCGACCGGTGCGGTATTAACGCTAGCTTTCACTGCAGTGAGCGTGCCAGCAAACGGCATCCTGAATCGTGCCTTGTTAGTCCCTGTGGTGAGCGCCGTGGCCTCATCGCTACAGGCGATGATGTAGGCATCTTGTTCAGTTTGGGTGACCCATTCGGTGTCGTAATCAGTGTTGCTGGCTTTCGCCAGAACCTGGCCTGTAGTGCCACCGGTAATAACCCCTACGCCATCAGCGCCATCAGCGCCTGCTGGACCAGTCGCCCCGCCAGGCCCCTGAGGCCCGGCCAACGTACCTAGAGAAGTCCATGCAGAACCGTCCCAGACATAGAAATTATCGTCAGCTGCGACTAGATAAACGTCACTCTGAGTAGCACCGCCAGGCAAGTCGTCGACAGTCGCCACAGTCCCCAGGACTGCAAAAGCAGTGGCGCCAGCCCCTACCTCGTCGAGATTGCCTGTGAACGGGTTGAACTTATAGCCCATAACTAAACTTTAGCAACGCTGGAAAGGTTTCCACCTGAATAGGTCAACGTCAAGGTTGCCACCGTGGTACCTGACGCGCCTCCCGTCTTGAAAACTACGTCTTGAGTTCCATTGCTAGGCGCTGCAGCTGGGCTAAATGAAACATAATCGTGCTTTGGGATCTGCAGCCCTTGGACAACGCTGCTCGCGTAGCTGCCATCAGCCTGCCTGATAGCGGTGATGTCGTCGGCGTTGTAGCTGTAAGGCATGCCTTAGCTCCTTCTGATTGCGATGTTGCCAGGTCCGCTAATTCTAAGGCCACTCAGCAACCGTTCATATAGTGGCGGCACGCGGTCAGCTCCAATCGCGCCAGATGTGAGGTTTGGCGTGATGCTGATGCTGCCGATCGAAAGGCTCTTGTAATCCTCCAGACCGCTCAAGCTGATGCCGTCTTCGTTGTTGTGCAGATAAACCGCCAGCTCAATTTGAGCCCTCTTGATCTGGTCTGGGATCTCGGTGTCGGTGTAATAATCAGCCGTGATCGTGAACGGGAAGCCGGTTGAATATCGGCTTGAGTACGTGTCAGGCTTTCGCACTCCCGTTCGCGGCCATTGCAATGCCTGCGTATCAGTTGCCCGAGCACCCAGGAACCGCTCACGGTCTAGCCGCTGCGTAGCGGCTGTCAGGGCTCTGTTCCGTGAGTCATCATTACCTGTGCCCCATTTCGAGGCATCAGAACTCAATACCATTGCATCAACCAACGCATCAGCGTCAGTCAGCGTCAGGTAAGAGTTTGCGTTTGCGGCTCCTGCTGTTGCGACGATTACTACTGCCATCAGTCGATTCCTTTTTGCTGGTCTCCTCCGGTGCCGGAGCAGCGGCAGCCTTGGCGGTGGCTGCTGCTGCTTCCTGCTCCTTCGCCCTTCTAAAAGCGTAGAGCCCCATGATTATGCGGCTGCGGCTTTCATCACTGCAAAGTTGAGGACCACGGCCTCACCAGCGGTTGAACCGAGGTTTGAGAGCGTGACATCGAAACTTCCTGCAGCAGTGGCGGACACAAACGCCAGATAGAGCCCTGTGCTCGCGCCAGACTGAACGCTGACCAGAACCACGTCACTAGCGGTAACAGAGCTGTTGGTGACGGTAAAAGTCACCTCAGCGTTGCCGGCTAGTGATGCGTTATGAGTTGTGATCGCCCCTGATGGAGCGTTCACGGTTACGCCTGTTGCCTTGCTTGTGAGCTGAGTTACAGCCCCACCGGAAACGTAGCCAATGGCCAGCCCAGCGGATGTTTCAAAAAAGCTTGCCATGATTGATCAATCCATTGCAGAAACGACGGTTGCACGCACGATTCCAATATTCTTGGTTTCGTACACTTTGCTCCAATTGGAAGCAGTTGCTAACTGGGTGCGATTTGGGTTGGAATCAGTGACATTCCACTTTGCACCTACTGGGTGATAGACGTAATGAAGGTCAAGACTTAGCGCCGAACTTTTCGCTAAAATATCGCGATCAGTTTCGGTCTGAATGCCAGCCTGCTCGCCGCTGCCAACGCTGCCCTGAGAGAACATGTAGACGGCGTATTCAGTCGATGCACCAGATCCAACGGTGTTCACATCGTCTGAAACAATAACCCTCATCCCTAAGTAGGTCGGGACTGTGACATCTCCATAGGCGTTAGCGATTGACCCGCCGGATGCAGTTGCATCACCGCCGGCCACATCTGTTGCCTTGACGTAATCGACAGCGCGGCGTTCGACCAACTCGTAATAGGTCTTTGAGTGCATCACGATTGTGTTCAGCTTTTCGCCTTGATCACCGAGCAATGCACGGGCCTGCGAAACCTGACGGGGGCTGAGCGATGTTGGAGTATCGCCAGATTCACCGTCGATCGTTAGCTCAAAGAACGCGGCAGCAGATGACGTGTTGTTGACCGGGCCAAACACACCGCTGAGACATGAGAGCAAGTCCTTTTGACGCTGATGGTTCACATAGCTGGCCATCTTCTGGCCAATAGCGGCCATCGGGTCAGCCCCAGATGCCAATGCTGCTAAATCACGGGATTCAAACGCACGGCCACGATGGAGCACCACGCCCACTTGCTTGCCGGTTGTGATCTTGCCCGGAGTCAGTGAAGAGCTGTCAGACAGAACTTCAAAATCGCCAGCTAAATTGGCTGAGAAAAATGGCACGTTGACGAAATCGCCGCCATCCTCAGACGCATCAAGCTGCGCCAATGGTTGCACAACACCGCTTTGCAAAAAGGCATCACGCCGCGTTGATTCTTCGATCAAATACGGTGTGAACACCTCTGGCACAATAATATCCGAGCGCAAAGTCGCCATGGAACCTCCTAAAAATGGTTGTTTATTTTTCGGGCGTAACCCTTCCGGCTCTGCGTAGCTTCACCTTCACCACATATTAGCGGTTTGCAGCATTCTTCAACCTCTCGTACAAATCACGATCAGTTTTGAATAGCCTTCCCTGCTCCGTTAAGTCGAAGCTTTCACGGCTGAACGGGTTCTTTGTGCCCGGTGTGATCTCACCGCTAGCCCTCGACGATGGAGCCCCGCTGCCCTGCGGCTTTGGTGACTTTTGCATCCATGCCGGTGTTTTGGCCCTTGCCCATTCCCCTACGGGGGTGCGCTCATAGCCATCAACGACGACGACAGTGCCATCAGGCTCACGCTGGATTTGGTCGCGTTTCAACTGAGTGTTAAGCACCAGTTGAGGGTCATGCACCACGTCAGACAATGCGCTGACGGCTGGTGCCATCAACTCAAGTTCTTGCACTCGATCGGTCAGCTCCTGAATCCGTCTGTCTTTCTCAGTGGCTGATTCCCTGAACTGCTGCTCAAGTGCAGCTTTGGCCTCGGCGTATTGGCCTTTACTTTCCAGTTGGTCTTGCTCAGCCTTTGCCTTGAAGTCAATCAGGGCCTGAACGTCAACACCCTCAAGCCCTTCGTTTGCTTGTAACTTGCCAATCAACTCATAATTTTTAAGCTCCAGCGCCTTGACGCTTTTCTTTAGCGCCTCAACATCAGCTGTTGATTGTTCTTGCTCTTGAGACGTAATCTCGTCGGTCACGTGAAACCCGTAAGGCTTATTTACCTCACCACCTTACTTTATTCGCCCAAAAGGCTGCAGAAGTTTTGCCTTTGGCGATGTTTTTCGCATGTCGCGCTTTGAATGATGCGCGTTTTGCTTTATCAGCAGCTGACTCACCTTTACGTGGCGGCTTTGGCTTTGCGCCTTGCGTCCCAAACCGAATCAGCTTTGGTTTGCCGTCCGCCTTCACTACTACAGCGTGGCTTTTGCCGCTGGGATGGTTTGGCGTTCTGATCGGCTTGTCATAGCCGTCAAACGTATGGCCGCCGCGCTTGATGCTCACTGCTTTTTTGGTGCTGCCTTCAGCTGTGATCGACGCTTCAGGACTGGGTTGCCTGTCGATTCTGATTTGAGTTTGATCACTGGATCATCTGCAGTGCCGACCCTAACGATGGTGCCACCTCTAGGGCCTTTGATCGCTGCCCTGGCCCCGCCCATTGCGGTAACAGTGCCAAACGTGCGCTTGCCTTGATAAATCCAGCTGACTCGCTGCCCTGTTCTCATTTCTTCTTACCGCCTTTCTTGGTGCCTTTTGGCTTCTTATAACCGCCGCATTTCATAGCTAAGTCGCTGCTGCTCTCATTCTACGGTTGCCCGTACCTTGCTTTGAGCTGCTTCAATGTCAGCTCTGAACCATCATTCGCGACAAACTTACGGATTGCATCTTCTGGCCCGTATTTCTTCACCAGCTTGTTCCAATAAGGGATCCTGCTAGGCCCCAAAACATCGCGCTTTACGTTATCGCCTTGTTCCTGTAACCATTCCCCATAAGACTGATTCGCTGGAACCGTCCGCGTCTTGGCTGCTTTGCTCATCGGCCCTGAAATGATGCCCGGCCTGCGTATTGCGCTCGGTGGCGGTTCAGGCATCCCTAGCGCTGCATAATCGATCTCTGGGACGGTCGTTGATCTGCAGTTGAAATGTTGCGGGGGTGTTGGCCCCTTGCCGTACTCAAACACCTGCTGATCTAACGCCCTACAGCGTGCCGAGGTTCGTGAATCCAGCGTTGCAACGTATCGGTACCTCTCGGTGGTCTCAGCGTTCGCCTTGTAGGTGGCTTGGCTGGTTGCATTTGCCACCTGATTGACGCTTGTCCTAACCAACGTGTTCACCTGATGGTTGGCCACGGCTGTGAGCTGCCCTCCTGCCTGCGCTAGTTGCCGGACTGATAACGGCCCAAAATCAGCAAATTGCAAACGGCCCTTTAGGCGCCTTGCCATTTGTGGCCCTGAATCACCTGCTAAAAACCCAGACTGCACGGTTTTGGTGAACAGCTCAGCTTGAGATTCAGCGATCCCCCTGAATGCTTTTGATACGGTTGAGCCATTCGGCAAGGTGATTTGAGCGCCCTGCGTTGCTGTCAGCCTGAATGTTGCCGGTGATGGACCTACGGCTTCCAGCAGGTCATCAGACAAAATATTCAAGCCAATCTCAATTGGATCTGTCATCACAACGGCACGGGCAAAAGCAGGATCGATCTGCAACGATCTGACCTGCTCAATCATGTGATCCGGCACCATCTCCAGCAGCTGCGCCCTGATGAACTGCTCTTCAAATGTGGCCAGCCCCTGCAGCTCACCTGCCAGCAACGCGGAGCTTTCGCCAGCCCAGTTGTCGAGGCTTTCCCGTAGCTGCCTGACGATCTCCCTAAGACGTGTCTGACGGTCAAAGGCTCGCTCATCTTCGACCAGGATCTGCAGCTCCGCGACAGCCTGCAAAATCAATCGGTTGTAAGCAATCGCGATCTGTTTGGCCTCAGCATTGCTGAACCTGTTCAGATCGACGGCATGACGATAGAACTCAGACGGGGTGCTCATTCCTGTAAGCCACCGGCATCCGTTGCCAGAAGTTCCTCCTCTAGGTCGAACGAATCGCCGAGCACTTCACCGGCCTCTAGCTGGGTCAGCATCGTCGATTGCGTGATGGTGCCTGCCAGGTAGAGCTCAAGCAACGCTTTGATCTCGCCAGGCTCCATGCGAGCGCCCATGAAGTCCCTGTTGATCAATGCGCTGCCGGGTGATGCGTCGTTTAGATAGGCAGCATGAAACCGCAGGCAGTTGTCAATCATGTCCTGCATATTTTGAGCGATCACCATCATCGTTGAATCGCCTTGGCTGCGGTCAATGCGTTTCGCCTCGGCTGTCTCGGCTGAAAGCTTTTGGCCCAGCACACTGGCCAGACCTAGCTCATTGATCTGCTTTTCGATCTGATCCAGCCGCTGAAACAATGCGCTGAAGCTGGCTCCACCCGGCTCGATGTATTGGGCTGATGCGCCCTCAGGTAGCGCCATTGCTTCATTAGGCCCGGCGGTGATCTCCTCGGCTGATTGCGGGAATCCAAAAATTGCCAGCATTGGCACTGCCGCAACATGCAAGATGTTGTCTAAATCTGACTGGACCTGATACGCCTTGATGTTTAATTCACCGATGTCTTCCATCGGCGGCTTCGACTGTAGATAATTTACGCGGTTGCTGTATGCAACTGAAAACGGTATTTCGTTTAAGCTTGTTGTACCTTCCTCAAACAATGTGTAGTCTTTCTTTTCATCTTGCCTGAAAAGTTCATAACCGCCTGGCGTCAATACTCTGACTTGGTTGACTGTTTTTTCTCCGTATTCACCATCGGGCTCTGTCACCTGTTCTTTCAGCCTGAGCTGAATAAGCCGAGGCTTACCATCTTGCATTTCAGTACGCCAACCCAAAATGTCCCTTGGCGTGTAAGCGCACCAATAGGGCCTGCCGTTGCCATCTGTTGGCGCATCAACCAAAACGCCCACATGGCCATAACGGATCGCCTTACGGGCTGTTTCATACACCCAGGTGTTCAAATCATTGCCCTGGCGATCAATGTCAAACAGATCCTCACGTATGCTGTCTGAGATGTCATTCAGTTTTACCGGCTTCCGGGTGAGCATCCCAGCCAGTAGACGCTCAAGCCTGACGTAATACGGTTGCAGCGTGCTGCGTAGCAATCTGTTCTGGTAGGCATCATCAGTCTCCCGAGG